TTGAAACTGATCCAACCAGATACTGTAGCTTTACGCTCATTTGGCAAGTAACTTAGAACATCTATCATTATGCTATTAGTTTAGCATGCTTTATGTGTTCAATCAAGTGTTTTGATATAATTTCGTGTCCTTTTTCGTTCGGATGACCTTTTTTGGCAAAAAGTTCAACACCCTCAGATTTCTTTTTATCACAAAGGATATCGCGCCAGTTCATACCAGGATAAAGCAGTGTTGACGCAGTTATAGGCCAATTGTTTTCTAGAACACTGAACTGTAAAACAGTTGCACCCGTGGTTAAAGCAGCGTGATCAAACAGGTTAACTGTTTGTTGGAAGTTGAATTCGCTCCACTCTCTATGATAGCTCATGCCCAGCCATAACTTTTGCAATTTAAACCAGTTATCATCAATGTCGGGATTGGGTTGCAATAACCAAGTGCCATGCATGTGTCTGTTCCATGGCGGATCTTTTTCAGAAATTTCATGCAATGGATTAAACCAACTGTGTCGGCTGCTATCAGTTAATCCAACCAACCATAATGTGTCTTGTAAGTCTTGGCCGTTTTTTATTAGCCATTGCAATGTCCAGCGCATGCTTTCGAGACTGCTGCCCGGAAAAGCCATGTTGTCCAATTCAACACCATAATGATTGGCAACAAGTCCGGCGTAACAGTGACTTAAACGATATTGTTTGTTTTCATCGTAGTGGTCAAGCATACCACCATCTGGCCAACCATCAAATTGAGGATCCATAAGCTCATCGCCAAAGGTCCAACTGTCGCCGAATGCTATAACACGTTTAATAGGCATACACTACCTCTTATCTATAGAGGATTTGTGTAATTTCACCTCTATTCAATTTTACTTCGGGTACTGTTATATAGCCTTGACCACTGGTTGTCAGTGAAATACTTGATACTGCATTGCCTGACACTGTGGCTGTGGCTGTGGCGCCAGTGCCAAGTCCCTCAATTTCTACATTAGGGTTGCCTGCACCATACCATTCTACGCCGCCGCCGTTGAGTGTGACATTGCTTACGCCGCCGCTAGCAACTTCGGCAACAGCACTTGCACTGTATCCGTATTGATTGATTTCAAAACGCACCCAGTTGTGACGTCCGTCAACATTGATGTATGCACGATCGTTTTGATTGGTGTATACTGTTTGTGAGCCAATGTCATACCATGGACCAAGTTGTGTTTCGCTACCTTGTGCTTTGAGATTACCAGTGAAGTTATCAAAGTCAAGCTGGAAAGTTGTTAGTGTGTTGTTGGCAGTGTATGCCATGCTGGTATAGTTTCTGTCACCGCTAGCAGCCGGAGTATTCTGCTTGGTCGGCTCTGGTATTTCCAAGATAGTGCTTTCCACATAGTCAGGATACACACTGTCTACGATGTCTACTTGCCCTCTTCCTGAACTGTAAGCATCAGTGAACACTGCTTCGTACAAATCACCGCTGGCACGTTCCAAACTCCATGATGCAGTTTGTTGCTCAATTGAATCAAGCTCTTCACTGGTCAGTGTGACTTTGGCTCTGCCATATGTTGGTGCTAGTGCAACTAGGTCTTTGGCAATAAGCAAATTATCGCCATCTGTGCCAATCATTCTAAATGTGATTGTGCTACCTGAAATATTTACAGGCTTCTGGTCTTGGTTGATAAATTCAAATAATATGACATTATCAACACCGCGGTTTACTTTAAGTTTTTTAGCATACACTGGTTGCCATCTCCTCTGAAAGTAAGCACCACTCGTGTCAGGTAATAGTACCTGCTGCTTTTGCTGATATAAATATACGGTGGTAGAATACATTAAATTAACTCCGATTATAAGGTATTTATGGGCGTAGAGCTATTCGAAAAGATCGCTGAACGATATCCATTTATTACTTTTTGCACTTATGCGGGCAATGAGTATGTGGGTGTGATTCAAAACAGAGATGATCAAATAACAACTATATATGACTTTGGCAGCATTGTCAACGATCAGCAGAAACGAGACTTTTTAGAGTTTGCAAACCAGTGGTGGTGGGAAAGCAACAGAAGCATACCTATCAACATATTTCTCAAACAAGACTGGGAACAGTTTAGGCCTTTTCTCAAAACGTTTATCAACAAAGATTTAGATATCATTCTAGGCCCTGCTACAAGTTTAGCAGAGCTATCACGCAAGAAAATCAAACGCCGCAGTATTACACTTGTTCGCAGAGTAGATTAAGGTGCAGTGCCACTAGCTTTGCATAGCTAACAGCATGTGACTTTTTAAACACAAACCCATCTGAACTATCACCATCCCACACACTGGCAAACACTTCGTCCCATGGCTTGTTCTTGAGATGTGCCTTGCCTGGACGGATAATAGATATAAATGCAGCCATTCTTGGTATGCTGTCTGGCTGCATTTCTTTTAGCAGTTGTGCATAGTTACCCACATGTACCAATTGTTCGGCAATACCCGGCTTTTCCCACATCAGTTGCCACTGTGGTTGTTGTGCTAGCAAATTGTCATAGTGTGCTTGGTCACGAATCAAACTGTACACGCTCATATTAAGCAAGTCCAGTTTGAAGTATCCGCGGTCATCTGCTGCTTCAAAACTAATTGCTGCACACCCAGTTTGTGGATCATATGGTATAGGTGTAACATAAACACCACTTGCATGTTTTTTAGGCAACATTCCGTCTGCTGTACGCTGTCGTGCAGGTGTACACTTTATCAAGTCAATAATTTGCTGTCTGTCAGCAAAGTCAATGTCTACGTCAGCACTCATACCAGTTCTTCAATGATGCCCATTACTTCGGCTGCTGCAAACAATCCTGCTGCCATTGTTAGTGGAACGGCTGCTACTCCGCCAATAATGGTAGCACCAGTATACAGTGCATAACAACCAATCAGTCGCAATACACTTTTAAACATACTTGCCCAAAAATGTTTATCTTTGCTTTTTGGCTTTTGCTCAACTTGTGCTACTTTAGGTCTTGTCAATCCCATTTTTTTCTCCTTTGGAATATAAATTGTAATTCTGTCTGTGTGAAATGCCATTACCAACCTGCCTGTTTTAGTATTTCTTCGCAGTAGGCTTGGTCTGCTGGATAGTCTTGAAATTTCTTTTGCCAAAAGTCCGGATCAATCCAAGGCCACACTATTTTTGTTTGATCTGCATTCATGTTAGCCAAATACTCTTGTCCGCTTTCTGAATTGAACACCAACCATGGTGAAATACGCCCAGTACTTATAGCAAAAGCAACTCTGTTCTCGTTTCCATAACGTAAAAAGTCATGCGGTGGATTTCCTGTGTCTTCGCTCCACTTTATACTATACTCAATGCCTCGTTCAAGGGCATCTTGTAGTGCTTCAATTTTGATGTAGTGCAGCAAGTATTCGTCATACACACTGTCTCTGGCCCAGTGATCAATTTTTTTGTTTTGCTTGAGCAGCCAGTCTAGGAACTTGGGTACGTTGATAGCATTGATGTCCACACAGTATCTACCAAACTTCACAAATGCTTTGTAATATGGCGACTTTGCAAAATCAGTATAGGTTTTAAGTTTTGCACTGCCCTGTGTTACAGTATAGAAGCGCAGATAAGCCTGCAAACCAATTTGCACGCCTACTTCTTTTTCTTCTTGGAAACGTTTCTTTTGCTCACAAACGTGAACTGCTAGTGTGCTTTCGCGTCTAAACTCGCGTTCACAATACTTGCATTGATAGGTTTCACTTTTTGTCTGCGACTCCGCTGTCACGCATGTGTTCCTTTAGTTCTTTGGGTGTAATCAATTTGCTTAACAGTTCTATCTCATCTGCTTTCATTGCAGGATACAGTTCCATTAGCATTTTCTTACCTTCATTGTTGCCTTTTTCTTTTTTCTTTGGTGATATCCATTGGTGCCTGTGGTTGCCCATACCTGGTGATACACTTGTAGCACATAACCATTGTAACTTAGGATGCCGGTTGATGTCAAAGAAATGTTTGTTCAATCTTTCATTGCAGGCAACCAAATAGTATTCTTGCAACTCGCTTGGGCCTTGCACTGCACTACCCCAACGAATCATAAGATAGTTTGAAAACTTCTTGCGCTCTTCGTCAGTGAGGCTGTCATAGAACTCGCGGTCCTTGCTGTCAAAACAGCGCATTTCGTTTGCTATGTTTAGTTTATCGCTCACGGTATACAGTCCAAAATTTGTGTAGCGCATAGAACCAAAAACCATTTATAATTGGTTCTACTAGCGCATCAACGGCAGCAAGTTCTAGCCTTGCTCCAGTTATGAGATAGTTACAGGTCATTGCAATAACAATATGTCCAATGGTGTATATCACAGCCAGCACAACGCTACTGTCGCCTATGATGCGCTTGAGTAGATTGTATATGCCAACTCTAAGTTCTACCATGCTTTGTTGTAGTCCACTATTTCACAGTTACGACTGATGTCTTTGACAAAGTACACACAACGTGGATTGTCTTTGTCTTCTACTGGCACTGCCAACATCTGCCCATTTTTCAGTTTAGGCACATACCAAGTTACATCTTGGTACACATCAATGATCTCAATGGGCATGTATGTTGGAGAGAAACTGGTTAGCGGATTAAATTCAAATGTTTTAAATCCTCTGTCATTGATACTGGTCAGTGCTAGCATTTCAAGATCGCCGACTTCTTCTTCTCCAATTAACACCTGCCAGTCAATGGGCATCTTCATGATGTTGTCGCCAATTCTTAATACCAGCGCAGGTGAATTAAATGTTTCTAAGAAGATTAAAGGAATGTACATGTGATCTGGATTAGCAGGATCACTGTTATCAAAG